AACTTTTAATTTCATGATATAAAAGCTTTGTAGAGCTCACCGATGGCGTGTGTGCTCTCTTTATTGGGTACGGTCGCACCGGTAAAAGCAGAATAACCCGTCAATCACTCAATAAACCTTACATTACAGGAGCCTTACAATGGCTATTTCAAACGGTATCTCGTTTAACAACGGCGCCTCGTCAATCGGCTTGGTCGGTGACTTACGCCTCGCACAAATCTTGAGCATGGAAATCAAACTTTTGCTTACCGACACCGCAAACTTGCGCAATTCTCCCTTCATCGATTACGCCGGCTCAATCGCGGGCGTTGGTTCCGATACAATCCGCGTGCGCAAAGCCGGACTTGATGGCCGCGATGTATTCAGTGCGGTCGCCAATGAAGATGACTCACTTTCAAACACCGCGCTCACCGACTCACATGTTGATATTGTTGTCTCTCGCGCCGGTCTCAAGTACCAAATCACCGACCTTGCCTCAATGACTGGCATGGGCGCCAATGACATCGATGTCATGCGATTGGCTCAATCAATGGCCGGCTCATATGAGGCTTATTTCGCAGAGCTCACCGGTGACACCATTGATGATTTCACCTCAGTGGTAGGCACAAGCGGTGTCATTTTTGATGTTGACACCATGCTCGCGGGCATTTTCCAACTTGAGCAAGCCGATAGCAACCGCGGTGTGCCTGGTCCTTATGCGGCCATCTTGCATCCAAAGCAGCTCACCGAGCTACAAGACAGCTTGCGCAATGAAAGCAACTCAATCTTTGCTTACTCTCCCGCGACCCTCGAGGCAATCGGCATGAAAGGGCCCGGCTATGTTGGCCGTTTCCTTAATGTTGACCTTCACAGCTCATCATTTGTCAACACTGATGGAACAGACCGCCTCGGCGCTCTCTTTGGCGTTGGTGCCATTGCTTATGCTGACGGCGTGCCTTCTGCTCTTCCTGGTTCAGTTGATGCAATGAACATGGGTCCGATTGTTGTCGAGCTTGACCGCGACCCCGCAAGCGCCTCAACCTCAGTGGTTGGCCACGCATATCTCGGTATGGCAGTAATTGACGACAATCGCGGCGTGCGTTTGCGCTCAGTTGACTAACACACTTTAAAGACCGCATTTATTGTGCAAGCGGTCATTGAGATTTGGGTTTATGTGGTCTTTTCCTTCACCTCAATGACTTGCTTGCGCTCTTTAAAAAAGGACCCGCAAAACTTATGGATTACACAACAATAGCACAACCATGGCAACAACAAAGCGCACCAACGGTGACATTGCCAGTGCGACCAAATGAAACATTTTTTTATAAGCACAATCCTCGCAATTGGGATTTTGTGAAGTTTGAGCTCGAGCCAAAAGGCAAAAGCAAAGATGCGCAAGTCGTTTGGCGATGGTTGCCAACGGTTGACATGGAGCGCGAGCGCGCCGGTGTGAACGGCATACGCTCAAATGGCCGACACGCTGACAGCACCAACCGACAAGCAGCGCTCACGCGTGACGGTTGGACAATACTCTTGCCACAAAATCACGACTATATGCGCGTTTATCCTTGTCGCGGTGGCAAGTACTATGACAGCAAATTCAACCAACTTGAGAACATCGCCGGCCAAATGGTTACTACCTTCAACCGCGATGAGTTCAACTTGTGGCGCCTCGAGCTTTTGCTCAATGGCACAATCAAGATGCCGCATCCAAACATCTTGCGGCGCTATGTCATCTCAAAGCGCCGAGGCTTTGAGCGCTATATTAGACAGCAGCATATTCCAGAGCTAGCCGCGCGGCTCGAGTCGATGAGACAAGAGGCCGACTTGATGCAAAAAGAGATTGACGCCATTATCGCCAAAGGGCTTGAGGCCTATGCCATCAAGTGACCGCGATGCGATGAACAGAGCCGCCGGCAAAATGCTTGAGGAAATGCGCAAGCAAGGCAACACGCGTGTGACGCATGACGAGGTCAAGCAGCGCATGATTGAGGCAGTTAAACGCAAAGGAGGCCGTTAGTGGGCGTAGAATACACACCATTTGCAACCGATACCAAGACGGTGCAGCTCTTTGAGCGAGAGAAGGCAAACGAGACCGAAATAACGATTTATCGCAACGGTGGCAAGGTGCATGTGATAAGCGGCACCTATACGCTCATCAAGCCAGATGGCACCAAGCTCATTGACGCGCAACCGGTGACAATCTCGGGCAATAGCGCATTTTATACGCTCACCGCCAGTGACCTTGACAGCACGCTTGTCTTTGGTGAGGGCTATATTGAAAATTGGTGCCTCGTACTTGACCAACACAGTGACCATGACCATGACTTTAGACGCATGGCCGCGGTTGTGCGCCGGCGGCTCTATCCCACAGTATATGACGGCGACCTCACCGCGATATATTCGGACCTTGCCGACTTGAGACCGAGCACATTGACGAGCTATCAACAATATATTGATGATGCTTGGTGGCAAATGATGAGACGCTTGCGCATTGAGGCCGGTGGCTATGAATATTTGATTTTGTCGAGCGAGGTGTTCTTTGATGCACATCGACATTTTACGCTTTATTTGATTTGGCGTGACTTCCACAGCTCGCTTGGTCAATCCAATGGCCGATATATGGATTTGGCACAAGAGCATTATCGACTTTATCAAGACGAGTGGAAAAGAATAAACTTTGTTTATGATTATGACAATGACGGCAAAGCAGATGACGCCAACCAACGCAGTGCCAAGCAGCCGGTGATTTATACCGCCTCGCCAGGCTCGCGCGGTCGCTTTCGTTGGTATGGCCGAGGCCGGTATTAGATGAGCGTATCATTTAGCCAACTGAGAGCAGCTGTCGCCACGCAGATTGACGCGCTTGCGGGATTTACCGAGAGCAGAATACCGCCGGAGTATTTTGGCCGCAATGAGAACAGTGTCGCACATTTGCGTTTTGCGGTGGCGTTGAGCGCATCCAATGACGCCGGTGAGCGCATGCGGCGTGCGGTTGGTGTGTACGCATCAAGCACTGTGCGAGTGATTTTTGCGTATCGATTGAGACCAAAAGACGCCTATCCGACAGATTATGACGCGGCGCTTGATACTGAGAAGAATGTTATCAATGCGGTCCTTCAATCATATGCGAGCATTGAGCCACATGTTGTGATACGCTACAATCGGAGCGCACGCGATGTGACTGACTCAACAGAATATATGATAATCAATTTAGAATTCACAGCATTGCACATGCTACCAACAACATAAAGGAGATAAGATGGCTTATTCAACAGTTCCCAAGGTAAGACGCGATGGCGTTATCCAATTAGAAGATGGCACCGGTGTGCCAGTGACCTTGCAAATCGCATATGAAGAAGGAAATTTTACTTTTGATGTGCCAGGCGGCGGCGGCTCACCGGCAGCTCAAACAATCGTACGAGACCGCGGTGTCATCACCACAGTGCGCAAAGGCGATGACGAACCAATCACCGGCTCATTTAGCGCCTTCTTTCGACAGTTCACCGATGGCAGCGAGGCCGGCAGTGTGATTGACTTTATCACAAAAGCGGGCAACTATAGTGGCAACACAAGCACCGGCGCGAGCGGCTCGGTTTATGTTGAGCACTATTGCATTGACCTCAAATATGAGGCCGAGGGCACTGACTTTGGCGATGATGCCGACCACAGTGTGACGCTATCAAAATGTGTGTGCACCTTCTCATTTGCAGAAGGCGACCCGAGCGCATTTACAATTAACTTCACATGTTATGGCGGCTATACCTTCACCGGACCCGCTTAGTAACAAAGGACAAAAGACCACATGTTATTTGACTTAAAGAGTATAGGCAAATCACTTGAGCCGCGCGATGTCGCCAATGTCGCCATTTGTTTGGACTTGGTGAGCGTGTGGGCAAGTGAGCCAGACAAGGCGCAGCTCTTCAGAATTTGCGCCGCGGCGATTGGTTGCGGTATTGACCACACCGCACGCTTGCCAAAATATCGCTATCTTGACGGCAATGTGCTTGAGTACGGTGGCCGGTTGCTTGAGCGCTTGCTTGAGGCCGGTGTGACGCCAAGCGCAATCATTGAGTATGGCACCTTTGTCATTGCTCGATGTGTTGACAAGATACCGAGTGAGGCAGCGGTTGAAGAGCAAGCGGATTTTTTAGCCAAACCACCGGCGGAAAATTAGTACACCTCGGTTTGCTAATTTCCCAAAGGTGGCACAAAGAGCCGCATTGGTTTGCTCAACTGGATGCCGATACTCAAGCGCAGCTCATCGCCGAGTTCAGACTTGCACACGAGACAAAAGAACAGCGAGAGCAGCGACAAAAGCGTATACAAAGAGAAAGATTGAGAGAGGCGGTGGCGCGTGGCAAAAAAAGCAGGCATTGACATATCATTCAACAAGCGACAAAATGAAGAGGCGTTTTTGTCGTTGCTTGATGAGATAGCGCCAAGCACGCGCAAAGTGTTTGAAGAGGTCACCGAGGAGCTCATGACACATGCTCAACAAAATTGGCCAGTGCGCAAGCGAAACAGCAAAGGCAGCGTGAATGACTTTGACCGCGGCATCACCATCACGAGCGACAGTGTGTACGCATATGTACGCAATACGGCGCAATACGCATGGGCTATCAAGTCCGGCGCCAATAGCGTCAACCGAGACAAAACCCCGCTCATCATACCGCTTGGCCGGCGCATTGCACAAGAGGTGCTTTGGGGGCCGGCACGCAAAGAGGCGGACCGCGTGGCCGAGGCTTTGGCCGATGACTTTGCAAAGAGGGCAAAATAAATGGCTGATGTAAATAAAAGCATTGAGATAAGCTACCGCGCCGACCTCAAGCAGCTCTTGAACGAGCTCAAAAAGATGCCTGGCATGACTGAAGAAGAGGCCAAAAAAATGGTCACGCAGCTCGACCGGCAGCTCAAGCAGGCCGAGAAGGCAGCGCAACGGACCGGCAAAAATACCGCCGCCGGCATGAGAGAAGTTGACAGAGCCACCAAG